CGGAGTCTTCGACCATGTTCTGGAACTTGGCGGCAGTCCAGCCGCTTGCGACGGCCTGATTGACTAGCTGCGCCAGCTCCGGAACGCTGTCGAGCAGGGAGCCCAGACCGGCAATCGACTTATAGTCATCTTCGGTCGTCGCGGACTTCTGGTCCGCGTAGCGGTTGTCCTTGAACTTTCCGTCAGCCACTTATACCCCCGGGACCGGAGTCATATTGGGCCGCGCCGAGCCAGCCGGCGCAAACATGTTAACCAGGGTGTCCAGGAATGCCTGACGCTGGTTCTGGTGGAACTCCTGCGGATTGCTTTGCTGTGCGTACTTCATCGCCTCGACGCTCAGGTCAGGCTGTGCCGTTGCGCTCGCGGTCGAGAGCTGCGCACCGGTCTGCGCGGATTGGAACCGCGCCACGAAGGCGTGCAACTGCTTCTCGTCCAGGCTCTGGCCCAGTGCATCCTGCGCCGCCTGAATGGCGGCGGCACGGATCGTGTCCGGGTCAGTCAGTTGGACCTGTTGAGTCTGACCATTCGTAGCGTTGAGCGCTTCCGCGCGCTTCGATGACTGGATGAGGTAGTCGCTAAAGCTGACCGCAACGCCAGTGCCCATCGACAGCTTCGCGTACTGCAACATCGCATTGCCGAGTGCGGACTCGGTACTGGAATCCCAACTGCCATTCAGATGCACCGTGCCCCAAGGCCCGGCGCTCAGCATCTTCTGCAACGCCAAGAACTTCGCCGGGTCATTGAACGACATGGCCGCGAACTGCGCCATGATCTTCTCTGGCTTGCGCATGATGTCGTACGACGAGGGACCACTGTCCTTCACCGTCTTGGCACCGGGCACATCAATGGGCACGGAATGACCGGGCTCAAGCGGGGCGCCGGTATAGACGCCGATATCCGGCGAGTGCGCAGCACCCACGCTCATATCGGTGGGCGAGAAGTGTGCTGGCCTATTGCCCGTGTCGAACCACAGCCTGCCGCCAGAGATGGCGAGCATCTGCGTCAGGTCAGCCGGGATGTCCCACTGGCTAATCCCGCCAGCCGTGCTCGTCGGCGCGCTGAGCGCATTGAAATTCGCCGAGCCGTCCGGGTTGGTGGCAATGCCGGGGTACTGACCAACGGGGGTATTGGGGGTAGTCACTTGACTAACCCCCCAATCCTGTCGAAGTTGGTATTCAGGACCCTGAATACTCCGTTGAAGACGGACACCAGCGGTGTCCCGGTGAGCGAGTGATCCGCCCAGCGGTTGAACATTTCAAGCGCGTTTGCACGCGCCGTCGTGTTCGCATCGTCCTGGCCTGCGTGATCCCGGATGAACGACTCATAGCCGTCGTACGACGTGATGAGCTGGTGCAACTGCGAACCCAGCCCATCGGGGGCATCGCCCTGCTGGGTCATGCGGCGAAGGTCCAACAGCGCGTCGGTAGCCACCGAGCGCGCCTGGCCGTAGTCGTCAATCTTGTGACCGAAGAGCGGGTTCAGGTCCTTGAAGTCGTGCTCCCAGGCTGACCGCTGTGCGGTGAGCTGGGATACCAGACCGTCATCGCCCTGCGCCTTGGCGGCGGCAATGCGATTCTGGAACTCCTGCGAGACCGGATAGAAGACCGACTCTGCGTGGCGAACGTAGATGTCGTTCGTGAACTCGTCAGGGGTCTTTCTGATTCGCAGCCCGAACTCGATCTGCGCCTTGTAGGCGGCATCCGAGAACTGGCCTCCGGCCGTGCCTTCTGGTAGGAAGTACGCGGCCACGCTCTTGTACTTGCCGATGAATCCAGCGTGCGTGTCGAGCCAGCCGAGCGCCTTGTCTGTTGAGGGCAGGTACGCGCCTGGTGCATTCGCGCCGGAGCGCGAGGTCTCATAGGCCGAAGCCGGGATCTTGAACTCCGTCAGGTCGCCCTTCGAGTCATAGACAACCTCGTCGGGGTGGAGCGCAGTAAAGACTGCGCTCGCCCTGCCGATATCCCCGCCGACCTCGTTGAGGATCGACTTGTACTCGTCGGATAGACCCTTGATGCCGTCAACCTGCCAGGCGTAGTCAGCGTGGCTGCCGTCGGTCGCTTCGGTGGGCGTCGATGGCGCAGCCGGCGCAAACAGCGCGAAGGTGGCGCGAAGGAAGAGCTGGTTCTTGACCTGTGCCTGTAGGCGAGTGGCGAACTGCTGCCGCTCGCTTGGGCTGGCGTCAGGCGCCGGTACGTAGCCGCCCGCCGCCAGGTTGGCGATGGCGCCGTTCATGGACGAGGCAAGCGCCGAGTTACGGTCGTCGGGACTGAACTGCTGGTAGTAGCGCCGTACTGAATTCGGCACGAGCTGGACCCAGGTCTGGCCGGCCCCGATGGGGCCATTGAAAAACTCGTCCAGCTTGAACGCTTCACCCCGGTAAGCTGCGGGCAGCAAGTGCTTGTAGACCTCGCGAAGCGGGATCGAAGCCATTGGTCCCATCGACATCCGGAACGGATTATCGGCGCCGGGGACGGACATGAGAACGCCACCCGTGAGGTCGCTAGCGACCGGGAACTGCCCGACGCCCCGGAAGCCGGGAACCTCGGACAGACCGCGCAGAGCCATATTCATTACTCCCGAAGCCGGGTAAGTAAAGGTTGGCTCGCCGTACTGGTTCGTGTAGATGAGACCGGAGTGGACCGCGCCCTCGTAGGACAGCATCATCTTGCGTGCGGCTACGGGGTTCTGCCATAGGCCGGTGCCCCAGCGGCGAATCATCGCCTGCGTGGCACGCGCGAACGGAATCATATTGCGCGCGATGACATCGAACTGAGTCTTCTGGCCCGGGTCGTCAATCAGTTGCTCGGTCTTGATCCATGACTGGCGAGTAGACAGATCCTTCGCCAGGTTCTCAGCCGCCTCGCGGCTGAACCCCTCGGTGACCATCTGGTCAACCTGCTTATTTAGGCCGCGCCTTGCGATGGCGTAGTTAGCGAGGAAGACGGGCGAGGAAGTCGTGCGCTGTAGGGTGCGCTCGACCATCCACTGGTAGGCGCCGCCTTCGATGTCCTGCAAGCGCTGCGCGATGGACTGGATGCCGCCAGGCGACATGACCATGTTCTGCGGAGCGAGGGCAGACTCGGGGCGGTTGTCGCCCTTGATGTGACTGATCCAGTCGCCATCAGGGGCCTTACCGGTCGAGAGAATGCGCTCGGCGATGTCGTGCTGTAGCTCGCCGTTCTGCCCGGTGAGCAGGTACTTGTACTCGTGGACAACCTTATTGGCCCACTCGTATTTGCCAGCCTTGCGCTCGGCGTCACTGACGGCCTTCCGCGCTACATGCGAGGCGTTGATCGGGTTCTCGAAAAAGACGTGCCCGAAAGCGGTGTTCTTGCTTTCCGCTTCCAGTGCGCCGACTACCCCGTCAAGCGTGTGGCCCCCGGGGTCCGTCAGGTGCATGAGCGCCGCACGTGCGGTCTCCGGCATGTCGTTTACGCGCTGAGCCAGAGCGGTCGCATAACGCTCGGCGCCGAGTGTGCCGTCGAGCGCCTGGTGCGTCCAGGACGTGTGCTTGCTGACCTTCTCTGCGCCGGCCTTGCCGCGCTCCTGGGCGCGGTGGACGGCCCACTTGATGAGCGCTGGGCCGTAGCCGGCCTGGGCGATCTCGGTAGCGTCCCGAGATGCATTAGTGAACCCAAGGTCGGACTCAAGAATCTGCTGGCCGTAACCCTCCATGGCGAGCTGTAGCTCGTGCGGTTCCATGGTGAGCAGGGCGTCGATATCCTCCGCGCCCATGTGCCGCCCGACAAGCGAGCGGTAGGCGCGGCCGACAATCGCGAGCGGTGCCGTATTGGCAAGCCAGTCGCTTGCGGTTGAGCGTCCGAGAACTTCGCCAGACAGCATCGAGCCGTTCTCGATCTGCTTAGCCAGGTCGGCGTTGCCCGCTTCCTTCGCAAGCCGGTGCTGGATGATGGGCTTGAGGTTCAGCTGGGCCACCCGGCGCTCAGCGTCGCGGAGCCGAGCGCTCGTATCAGCGCGTTGCGCTTGGCTGAGGCCACCGGTCTTGAGAAGCTTCCGTAGACCGGCCGCTTCGCCGCGAACCTTCACGAAGGCTTCCAGGTCGTCCTGGCCGAAGCCACGCTTCCATAGTTCCTTGTTGCGAGCAGTGGCGAGCGCGCGCGCCTTGAGAGCGTCGCCGGCTCGACCATCGAGGATCGTGCGCAGCCAGCCTTCGAGCTGGTTACGGGTAACCGTGCTCGGCTTGAACAGAGCGGCCAGCTTCCACTGGCCCATGATCGTGTCGGCCAGGTTGCTACTGAACGGCCGGCCGAACGTGTGCTCACCGAGCGTGATCTGGTTCGCTGCCTTGTGCATCTGCTGGAAGCTGGGCAGGAGCCAGGTCGTGCGAGTCTGCCCCTCGAACGGCGCGATCTTGTCGCCGTTCAGGACGATCTCATTGTCCGCGCCGGAGGCCATGTAAGCCTCATCAGTGTGCAGCTTCGAGACGATCTGTCGGCCGCTCTCGGTCTTCGTGAGGCCAGCGGAATGCGACAGTTGGTCGATCAGGCCGTGCACTATGCGCTTGCGCTCGCCCGCGCTTGCGACGTTCCACATCGCGCGGAGCGTGTTGGCGTCACCGCGATTTAGATAGGTCATCGCGGTCTTATAGAGGATGTCGCCAGAGTTGGCTGCGTTGAGATCGATGAGCGTGTTGCGCGGAAGCAGGGTGCTGAATCGTTGTGCAGCCAGGCGGAATCGCGCAGCGATTGCGGTACCGGAGAAGTAACCGAACCGCGAGGACTCGCCGAGGGCATCACCGCGAGTGCGGAGGTTCTGTGCGATCTGGCCCTTGCCGGCGTCTGTCAACTCAAGCGCAGCGTCTTCGGCCGGCTGCGAGATCACAGAGCCGGTCGCGCCGTCAACGGCGTCATCAGCCTCGGCTTGCAGCCTGCGCAGCATGCCATCGTCAATGAGCGACTTGGCGAGCATCGGGTCAGCCTGGGCTCGAGAAATCACGGAGCCATACGCAGCGTTTGCACGCGAAGCGGAACGCTCGGTCATCCAGCCGGCCGTCAGGCCCTTCAACTTCCGATAGCCGAACGCGCTGAGCGCGCCGGGCATCAGGCTGGCCTGCGTTGAGGCGCGGCCATAGAAGAGCCGCGTCATGCCCTGCTGTGAGCGCAGCCACATGGCTGCGTCATCGAGCGTCTGGAAGCCACCGTCAGCACCGAAGCTCGCCTTCGGCATCAGCTTGCCATTGACCAGCCCTTCGCCCTCGAAGCCCTGGAAGGTGTGAGTGCCGCCAGTGAACTTGTCCATGATCGGCTCAAGGGCGGGCAGTTCGGCGCGGAACTGCGAGGTAACCGCAGCCGCCTTGGCGGTGTCGCCGGCCTCTACGGCCTGGCGGAACTCGCCGCCCAGGTCGATGCCGCGCTTCCAGCCGCGCTGGACGTTGCGCACCCAGGGGGACGCGCTGTTGCGCGTCAGGATGGACGCGGCCTGCTCGGCGTCGCCAAGCGTGTCAAGCCCAACGGAACCCGCCTTGGCAATCTGAGCCGCTTTGCCAGCGATGACCATCGGATCAACCGCGAATGCGGCTGCCAGGTCAGTACCGGCTGCGAGCAGGTTGAAGGTGGTCGCATGGTGCACCGGATCAAGTCCGACCGCTGCCGCGAAGTCGTGACCAAGGGTGTTCTGCTTGGCGCTAACCTGGCGGGCCAGGGTTTCAAAGTCGGACGAGGCGAGGTAGCGAAGCTTCGTTTCGGCATCCTGCGTCAGCGCAGCCTGACCGGTGGCGTCCTGTATGTAGTTGTTCGGGTCATCCAGGATTCCCTTGCGGTAACCCTTAGGATCGCTCAGAAAGCGCAGCGCCTGGTCAACGTTCTGCTGGCCGTACTTATCGTTGAGGCCAGAGAGGTCGGAGTGTGCCTTGCCGCTCGCGCCGAACGCGAGGGATGACCAGAGAGAATTGGGGTTGTAGCCGGCATCCTGCATGTCCTGCACGCGCGTGGCGTCAGCATGCAAGATGTTGTCCTGCACGTCGAGCGCTTGGTGTCCCGGCACCTTGTCCGCATACTGGCCGCTTAGGCCAGCCTGGACGAAGTTGTAAGCCTTGTTCAGCCCGTGCAGCGTGTCGCTAAATCCGACATGCACAGCGTGGCCGACATGGCCAAGGAACGCGCTTGGACTTGAGAACCAGCCGCCGCCACTATCGTGCGAGGCCGCTTCGGTAACCTGGATATTCCCGTGCGCGTCAAGGGCGAGGGTGCCATCCGGGTTCATCTTCGCGGTCTGCTTGCCGTCCGAGGCGTCAAGAATGCGCTGCGTGACGGACTGCGCAGCGTCCTGCTGCGTGTAGAGAACATCCTTGAACGGAACGCCGTTCGCGCCCAGCATGGACTGCTGGTCCTGCGAGAGGACGATCTGGTGACCGGCCGAGCGCGCGATGGCAACCTGCTTCTCGGCGTCCAAGCTTTGCAGGAACTGGTCGATCGCCTGAGCGTCCTGCGGCTGAGCCTTGGCCTGCATTAGCGAGTAGACAACGCCGGGCTCGTTCTGCAACTGCTTAGTACCCGTCAGCATGCGCGTGACGTGATCCAAGGCGTCGCGCTCGTCAGCTTCGTTGATCGAGGGCGTGGTCATCAGGCTCCCTTACGCGTTGCGTGCCTGAGCCTTTTGCAGAAGGCGAGCCATGAGCCCGCTTGCATCAGTGGCAGCGAATCGCATCAGTAGTGCGGTCATCTGCCCGGTACCTTGTGCCGGGTTGGGCAGCCCCAGAATCTCTGAGCCTGCTCCCTCTCCGATATCAACGCCGTGGGTGATCGGCTCACCGGGGCGCTCGCTCGGAGCGTTTAGATCTGTGCCGGCGAAGGCCGGCATGCTCGGTTGTGGCGCCTCGCCACTTGACGGCAGGCCGGCTGCCGGGGGCAGCGGTTCCTGCCCGCCCATCGGTGCGATGCGCTGAGCGGCGAGCTGTTGAGTGGCCGAGCCGTAGTCCTGGTTCGGCGCGGCGCTCATGGTTTGAGCTGGCCCGCCATCCGTGCGCCTGGCGTACTTGCCAGGGCCGGAGACGGGGGCCGGGTTCTCCGGCTTCCTGTAACCGCCGTGGCCGTTAGCCATGCTTGTGCTCCCAAAGGAAGTGGTAGGCGAGCCACGCGAGTAGTGCTATGCGCAAACTGATCGGCACCTGGGATGCCAGGAAGTGCGTCAGCGTCCACTCGTCGCTCTTGTGGTCGTGCCATTCATGCCAGAGCGCGATGCCTTCAACGACTGCGAAGTAGGCCCACCAAAAGGACCACAGCCAGAAAAAGAAACGCATCGTTACCCCGGGGAAGTTAGGGCTCGCCGCGAGTCGTCAACGCGCCTAAGGGCAGCGGAGACTCCGCGAGCGCTGCGGCGAGTAGCACGCAGGGAACTTAGGTGCCGGTCGGAATCGACCTACGCACCGAGAACTGATTGACCGGCAGATTTCCGTTACCACGGAACCCTGCCACCATTTCCGCCATGGTCGGACGACCACCAGGCGGAAGGCCGGCTTGACCCGGAGCCTGTCGGCCTGGCACGCCGGCTTCGGGAGTGCCATTGGCACCCTGGAACTGGTCAGGAGAGCCGGGAGCGCCGCCTTGAGCGGACTCCATCTCGGACTGCTCCTGCTGTGCCTGTTGCTCGCGCTGCTCTTCGAGCTGTTGGTACGCGCCGGCAATGGCTTCCTCGACGGGCGAACCGTTCTGTAGCGCACGGATCACCTGTACTGCGACGTTCATGATCGGGGCCGGGTCCTGGCCCTGGGCGGCGAGTTGGCCGCTCGCCTGGACGAGTGCAAAGAACCCTTGCTTGAGCGCTTCGCGCGAGCCCTCGACGTTGATCCGCTTCATCTCTTGTAGCGGGTCAACCGCCATGTCACCAGGCAGGTTCGCCATAGTGGTGCCCTTGGCGATGAGGCCGGCGCCTTCGAGCTGCAACAGTGTCACGATGGCCTGTGACGGGTCACGGAGCCCGGCTGCGAAGCCGTAGGTGACGTTGCAGGAGTAGCGCCCGCCGATATCCCTGGCGGCGCTGTACTTGAACTCGTAGCTGACGCCAGCGCGAGTGCCAGAGACGGTCTTTACCTCGTTCGGCCACCACGTCTCGTCCATCTCGAAACAGAGAGCAGTGACCTCTTCAAGCGCCTGCTTGAAGATAATCTGTGCGCCCTTGATCTGAGAGTCGAACGTACCGAGCAGGGCTTCAACGCCCTTGCCGGTAATAACCGAGGCGTTGATGCCGCCAGAGCGAGCCTCGGGGTAACGCGAGCCGGTGCGCAGTTCGTTGTCCAGGTTGGCCGTCTCGGCAAATACTGACGCGGGAAGTTCCAGGCTCACCTTGTGAATCTGGTTCGCGTCCTTGGACTGCATAATCGCGTGCGGACCGATGGACAGCTCGTCCATGTCTTCTGGCACCGCGATTGGCGACTGCACTGCGAGGTACGCGGCCTCAAGGGCCAGCGTTGCCATAATCGCTCGTGCGACCTGAACCCAGATCACATCATCGAACTGGCCGCGCGGCGACTCATCGTCGCTCGGTCGCTCGGCGATAACCACCGGGCAGCGGCTCATGCGGTGCTGATAGCTGCTCAGCACGAGCCCGTCGCGCTGCGGCAAGAGCAGGCAGACCTGGCCCTTGTCCACCCAGAGCACGTAGTCGAGCTGGGTTTCGCCGGATGACTCCTGGTAGCCCTTCGGATCCTTGCGGATCTGCGAGGCGTACTCGGGGAACATCGCGCACAGATCATCGATCGTGCGCAGCCACTTGTGGGCGAAGACGTTCGTGTTGCCGTAGCGATCTAGCTCGTAGTAGCTCTTGCGCGGGTCGATGACCATAACGCGCGGCAGGTAGGTCGCCGGGTCAGGCTCGACCATGAGGGCAACGAAGCCGTAGGTGACATACCAGTCGGCACCCTGCTTGAGCATCTGCATCTCAAGCTTCGAGTGCTTCCAGTAGTTGCCGCCGATGCCGTTCTTGACCTCGGCGCGCTTCTGGTCGGCGTCGGTCTCCATCTTGCCGGTGACGCATTCGAGCGCCGGCAGCGGAGCGATGCCCTCTGCCATATCGTGAGCAACGATGTCAACGAAGTTCGCGATCGGCGAACCGTTGAAACTGATGGAGAAGTCCAACTCGGAGGGGAAGAGCTGGCGTATGTGGCCTCGGCGAACGCCGTGGATCAGGGAGTGGTTGCTATCCCGCGTTGCGGCCTTGACCACCATCCGGTCGAGATGCGCCTTGATGTTGGTGGCGTAGCTCGGCGCCATGAAAGAGGCCACTGGATGGGTCATCCTGCGGCCTCCAATCTGGCTTGCTGCTTAGCCGCGCGCAGCTCGGCCAGGTTGATGACCGTCTGCCGCTTGCGGCCGTTACTGGTAAGGAAGGGGGAATGCATATGCGTGCGCTTCTCGCGCTTGCGGTTGATCTGGTCCATGAACGCGATGTGCGTAAACCAGAGCGCCATCACGAGGTCGGTCTTCTGCTTCTGGGCCATGCCTTCCGGCTGCCAGATCGTGAGCTGTTGAACGAGGTCGTTGACCCATTGGTTCTGCCGAGTGCTTGGTAGCTCGATCAGACCCTTGCCGGTCTTCGTCCAGGTCTTGCGCTCTTCGCTCCACTCGACGCACGAGTCAAAGAGCGGCCCCATGGTCGAGACACCCCAGTCCGGATCGAACTTGTTATCCGTGGTGTGGTGCTCGCGGATGCGGCAGCCTCGCGCACGTGCATAGTCCACCAGCTCCGGGAGCTGGGCGATGAAGCGCTGTACGGCGTTCTTCTCGATGACCCACTCGTTCGGGCGGTACTTGTCGGTGAAGTCCTTGAACTGCTCGATGATCTGCTGGGCGGTGGCGTTGCGCTTATTCCACCCGTCGATCACCCAACGCTTCATGGACTCGCGATCGAAGCCAGCGACGATCATGGCGCTGTTGCCGCTCGCCGCCGGGTCGAAGCCGATGCTGAGATAGAGCCCGGACATGCCGTTTGGCCGGTGGCCTGCGCCCTCGGCTGTCATCGGCCCAGGGAATCGCTTGCCGTTGATACTGGCGTTGACAGCCTCGGCCTTGAAGGTCATATCGTCGTCTACGTCGAGCTGCTGGAAGTAGAGGTTCCAGCCGGCGTCCAGTCGTCGGCGAGCCAGTGAGGTACCGGGCCACTTCTCGGGCCAGAGCGTGGTCCAGGTCTTCGACTCGCCCGTGCCGTAGTCGAGCACGGCCGGCATGCGGAAGTAGGACCAGACCTTCTGGAAGTCTCCGTCCACCGTGTCATTCAGGACGCGGTAGATATCCATGGGTGCAACGCGCGTGCCCAGCACTGCGATCAGGTTGGATTCTGCAACACCGTTCTTGACATCCTCGTCAGATGGCAGCCGGGACTCGATGTCTCGGTTGATCTTCCGTTGCTGACCCTCGACCTCGCGGGAGTTGTCAGCGTCAATGATGTCGTCCAGGATCACGATATCGGCACGCCGGCCATAGATCTGACCCTTGATACCCATGGCCTGAACAGTGGGGTCCTTCTGGATGCCATTCTCGTTCTTGCCTCGGACGTAGATCCGGTCATTAGTCCAGGAGCCATCCGGATCCTGCCAGCCATTCGGCTCGCCGTTCTCATCTCGCGGGCCGAACGCGATATGCATTTCCCGGTAGAGCGAACTCGTCAGCTTCTGCTTGATCTCGTACAGGAAGTCCTTGGCGAGCTGGGCGCCCTTGGAGACGAGCACCACTCGAATGTCCGGGCTCTTGTGAATCTTCCAGACGACATAGTTGACGGTAAACGTCGTGGACTTGGCATGCTCCGGTGGAACGTTGATAAGCACGCGGTTGGCATAACCGGGCGTGTAGGTCATCGTGTCGTGCAAATTGCGGGGCTCGCGGCCCTCGATCACGTCCCACATTCGCATTTGGTGCGGGAAAAGCGGTTGATGCAACCATTCGTCGCAGAATTCCGGGAAATCGGGAACTGGTAGCCGCTGATTAGTGGGCTTGCCACGCGTTTGCCTAACCGCATCGCATGCGGCCTTGAATTCCGGATCCTTTTTGCGCCAGTCGTAATAGGTCTCGACCGAACGGCCTACTGCTGCGCACGCTTCTGGGAGCTTGAATCCCTCTCGGATCATTTCTATCACCGTGGCTTTCGCCTCGGCTACCGAAATGCTCTTTCGGGGCTTCGCTCTAGAGAAGTTCGCGGTCATAAAGGTCCTGGTCTATTGTTCGACCCTGGAAAGGGGTCGGGTCGAACGCAAAGAGCCGACCTTTAGGGTCGGCTCTGTCAGCGGCGAGGATGTGGGGCAGTCCCTAGGACTGCCTATCCGAGCTATAGGGAACGACTCGTCAGAGTCGTTCTGCGTTCGGGCCTCTCTGTCTCGGCCAGTCTGGCTCTAGGGAGCCGGCCGGAGGCCCGAACAGTACTCTAGAAACCCTCTCACTCTTTATAGCGGGGTAGGTGTGACACTTTTTGGGCGCTTCCTGAGAAGCGCTCTCATAAGTCCTGCAAACTGACGGGGCAAGTTGCGGCATCTTCGATCATGCCGAACAGCTCATCTCTACTACCCCGGTGGAGATTGCGGAGGGCTTCACTCTCGGCCAGTTTGACTAATATGCGCTCATGGCGCTTCCGGACCGATGCTGGCTCCATGCCAAGTCGTGCGGCTACCTCGGTCGCATTCAACCCATTTGAGTAGGTCATAGCCAAGATTCTCTGATCTACGATAGGCAGGGATACCAGAGCGTCGGCAACAGGGCCGAAAAGGTTGTGTTCCATAGTTGTGATGGTACCAAGCTTGCCCATCTCGCACAAGTTTTCCGGTACCCCACCCAAACCCCACCGGTAATCCGGCCATCCCCACCACCCCGGTTTCCCCGGAAATTTAGCGGTCACTAGTACAAGTGTTTACACCGCCCGGACTAACAACGGGGGGTCGAGATTGGGCTGCTCGGGCTACTCTGCGAGCCCTTCTAGGGCTGTAGCCGTGACGCACCGACACGCTCTGTTTGCAGGGTGTCTGCACCGTGCCTAGGCAGAGGCTTCTCACTGCGTAACTCTCACCCACTGCACTGCGTATGTATGGCCGGCCAGTGCTACCAGGTAGTAAACGGAGGTCTCGTCTCCGCTTAGGTCTCTGCGTTTACGCGAGGGCAAAGGACACATGATCGCAGAGCCAGGGACGGGCCATGGCAGGCGCCACACCTGCGGGACCTTTGCCCCTAGTTTGGTCACGACTTGGTAACGAACCCTTGACAAGGCATCGCGTGCAAACGCAAGCTTGCATCGTTCCATCCACATGCAAGCTAGGGAGTGCAGACCAATGGAATCCATCCTGTGGATTGTGACATCCAAGCTG